TGCACGCTTAACGGTAATTTGAGAGAATCGCAACAGGCATCGGTTGTCCCCGATGCCCGTCACTTGCAGTAAACATTGAATGATCCAATGCTATGCCAAAACGAAAATCACTCGTCGGTCAGGTTTTTACAAGGCTCGAAGTCATCTCGGACGCGCCAACACACGTAGGTTCTGACGGCAGGAAATATAGGCAGAGTTGGTGCAAATGCCGATGTGGTAATCCCGATCTTGTTTTGGTGTTCAACTGCAATTTGACCGGAGAGAAAACGCATTCGTGTGGATGTTTTTTCCTAGAGCGGATTACTAAACACGGCCAAGCTGGAACGCCTTCCCACCGAAGTTGGCAAAAAATGATTCAGAGATGCACGAATGAAAAGCACATCCAGTTTAAAGATTGGGGAGGTCGAGGAATAAAAGTTTGCAATGGATTAAGAGGTTTCGACGGATTTTTTTCTGTGCTGGGTGATCGTCCCGAAAAGAAGGTAATCGACCGTTGGCCGAATAACGATGGGAACTACAGTTGTGGAAAATGCGAGGAATGCCTGAAAAATGGGTGGCCGTTGAATGTGCGGTGGGCGACGATGGCCGAATCAAATCGAAACAAACGGGACACGCGATTCTTTGAGATTCAAGGAGTGAGAGGTTGCATGACTGATCTGGCTGCGCATTTTCAGATCAAAGTAAAAGTCGTTGAGAAAAGATTGCGCACGGGATGGCCACCAGAAGCAGCCTTTACAGCGCCCTTCAAACAGCGCATAAGTAACTGGATTGGCCGATAAATTACATTACCTTTACGACAGCATTGGGCCACTGATTGATGGAATGAATTCTGGGGTTCTCCCCAGCCAGCTTCAGCGCACTCAAGCAGCGTATCTGACCAATGCAACAGTACGAGGGGGATATGCTTCACCCAGAGCACCAAATCGAAAACTTGTCCTCGATTGGGGAGGCGATGGTGTTTTGCAATCTCGTCAACAAAACTCAAGATTCCAAGGGTCGGCGTACTATCGAAGTGATTCCGGCATCGGTTCAATCATCGCATCCATCGGCGGTCGGCTGTTCCAGTTCACGCCAGGAGCGAGGACAGCTTCGGTGCGCGAAATCACCATCGCACACAACACCATCGTTGACGTGGGATTCGCGGTGCCAGCCATCGGCGCGACGGTGACGATCACGGTGCTCTCGACCGTAAACCTCGGCGCAAACTTCGAGATTCGCGTAGGCAATCACAACTACATTATTGTCTCCGTGGACTCGCCAACTGTCCTGACTGTCGAAAACATCGACGATCCCGGCCCGCTCGTCGCCGCTGGTGCAGTGCTGACGTTCTGGGACGTGAACCCGGCATCGCGCACGCAAGCGTGGCTCTGGCAAGCTGAGAAATGGATGATTATTAACGACGGCCAATCGGTGCCGATCTTTTTTGACGGTGCCACGTCCCGGCGTTCGGTGCTCGTCGGTGCGAATCCTGAATTGCCAATCGCACGCATGGGCACGTATTGGCTTGGACGTGTGTGGCAGGCCGGACCAGATGGCGTCACATTCCTTGCTGGCGACGCGGTTGGAGGTGCTTCAGGTACGCTTGCTGAGGAATTTCGAGATGCCGTCCTGCATATCAGCGAAAATCTTTATCTGGCGAGCAACAAGCGGTTCCGGGTTCCCGGCAGTGTTGGCGAAATCACCGCCATTCGCGGCGTGCCGACGCTCGACGCTTCACTTGGCCAAGGGCCGGTGCAAATTCTCACTCCTGAAATCGTTTTCTCGTGCAATGCGCCGACCACGACCGCTGACTGGGCGACTGTCACAAATCCAATCGTGACCGTATCGCAGGTCGAGAGCGGAGGTTTGTCACAATATAGCACTGTCGTTGCTAAAGGTGATTTGTGGTATCGCGGCACGGTCGGCATTTGGTCGCTCATCCTTGGTCGGCGAGATTTCGCTACGTGGGGCAACGTGCCCATGAGCCGCGAAGTCTCTGCCGTGCTGGACAAGGACGACCCGGCGTTGCTTCAGTATTCCAGCGCGGTCGTATTCGATAATCGCCTGCTGATGACGGTCTCGCCTGTGTTCACGCAGCATGGCGTCCTGCATCGCGGCTGGGTCGCGCTCAACTTCGATTTGATAAGCTCGCTTCGAGGCAAAGCGCCGACAGTGTGGGAGAGCGTTGATACTGGTATCAGCGTCTTGCAATTCGTCAAAGGACGATTCAACGACGTAGAGCGTTGCTTCGCGTTCGTGCTCAATGCCGAACAACAGATAGAGCTTTGGGAAATTCTCAACAGCGAAACCGATGCCATCGAGGACAACGACCAGACGCCGATTATTTGGTCGATTGAGACGGCTGCGCTGGATTTCCATGAGCAGTTCGATCCGAAGCGACCGACACTCAAACGCCTTGAGGATGGCGAAGTGTTTCTTTACGACATCCAAGGGCGTGTGGACGTGAAAGTGTTCTGGAGTCCAGACGACCGAAAATGTTGGGAATATTGGACGACCTTCTCCGTATGCCAGCAACGTCGATCTTGCGCGGTCGATCCGCTTACAGGTTGCATGCCGGTTCGTGATGCGTTGCCGCAGATTCGAGACCCAATTGGGTTGGGAAAACCGGAGAGTGGTTGCGATGAAATCAACGACCGACCCCTGACGGATGGAAAACGTCTGCAATTTCGATTCGAGCTACAAGGACATTGTCGATTCTTCGGCGCTAACTTCATGGCCAGCGTCATTCCTGAGCCGAAATTCGCAAAACCACTTTGCACGTTGCAGGAGGACGTGTCGTGAGCTTGCCCGTGCCAGTGGTGTGCGAGCCGTCGCCAGATTGCTGTGAAGGCGCAACAAGGTTTTATAGCCAAGGGCAGACTTTTTTAAGCGCACAGACCGGATTTCTACTCAACTGTCCCCAAGGATTTTCGTGCGATGCCGGCGCGTACCCGCACAACATAATCATTCCCGAAGGCGAAATTCCTTATACGCCGCCAACGGGCGGCAACCCTCTGCGTTTTACCTGCTGCGATGGCGTCGAATTGGTTCGGTATCTCCCCGCGAACTTCACGCAGGCGCAATTCAACGCCGCCGCGCAAAGCATCGCCGACGCCGCTGCCGAACATTTGGCGCTCTGCGAAGCGCAGGCTTACAACGCCCAGAATGCACGCCAGAGTCAGAATTGCACCATCTCTACGCTGGGCACGTTGCCCGAGGCTTTCTCTGGCACGGAGTATTTGCAGACATTGCAGCAATCCGGTGCGCTCGCGCCTGTCGTATGGACGGTGGTTGGCGGTGCGTTGCCTGGTGGCTTGAGCTTGTCCGCCGATGGCGTCATCTCCGGTATGCCGATGTCATCGGGCCTGTTCACGTTCGTCGCGCAAGCCACGGGCGCAATCAATCCCGCCACGCGGACGCGGCTGATCTGCAAGCGCGTGTTCCGACTCACCGTTTCCAGCGATGTGCCATGTGACCTTGGCGTCAGCGATAACACGAGTTTCGGTGATCGTGGCGTAAACACTTTCGATGGCGCGTCTGATAACCAATGGACCAGCCTTCGTCTTGGCACGTACACCGTGCAATACATCAGCGGCGGTGTGCAAAAGCAGTCGGTACCGCTTTTCCCTGATCCTCCGTTCTTTCAGTGGTGCGTGAATCCGTATGGACCGGGCGAAGGCGTGGATGGCAATGCCCGTCTAGTACACGATACAAACGAGCGCGTGGACCTTGGTTTCGATGGCCATTGTCCTCCAGTAATCAGCGGATTCGCGACACTGGCCGAAGCCGAAGCCGCCTTTGATAAGACACCTCTCCAGTTTCAGAACTTTGGCTCTGTCGTCACATTGGACGTTCGAAACACCTGCTCCTATACGGCATTCGTGCCCGTCACATGGCGTCTGACGCGCATCCGCAAGCCCGCGCTGGATTACCAGTCGATGCAGCTTCGCATCGTGAATCTCGCATCGCTGCTCACCAGCCTGACGCCGTTCTCCGGATGCACAGCTGGCGCTGGCACCGTTTGGGACGGCACATTCCCGGCGTTCGAGCCGAACCTGAATTACGTCAATTACGAATGGCGCGTCACGAGCGGATTTGCGCCGTTCCAACTCAACAACGCGCTTCTCGACACGCCTGCTGTTACCAAGATTTACCACGACACCGCTGGGCAAGCCACGCCGACTGGCTGTGCGTGGATTCTTGCTGTTGTCTATGTTCACCCAGTCCAAGGTAATGTGGTCTCATGGGTCGGTCTCGGCGGGGCTGGATACGCACCTGAAGGCACCGCCGTTTTCTCGTCCGATGTCGTGGGTTGGACGATGTTCGGCAAGAAAACCGCATGGCGCGTTGCTACAACCGCTGCGCTGCCGGCCAACACGCGAGTTCTGAATGTGCTCACGGCCAATGTCAACGGTGCTCTGCCCGCCATTGACGGAATCGCGCTCTCGGTCGCTGACCGTATTTTGGTCAAGAACGAAGGGCTTGGCGAGAACAACGGGAGCTACGTTGTGACATCTCTAGGCTCTGGCGGTACGCCGTGGGTGCTTACGCGCTCGCCCGATCTGGACACGAGCGCCGAAATGCTGCGCGGCATTTTCGCCCCTGTCACCGATGGCAACACGAATGCCGGATTGCACTTCCGTCTCGTCACCAACGGCGTCATCACGCTCAACGTCACGTCACTGAGTTTCACGGCAATCGCGACCACGATTGACGTGGAGTTGATATGAATACGACCACTTGCTGCAAGAACTGTCGTTGGTGGAACATGGGGTTGGCTGCTCTTGGCAAGCCACTCGAAATGCCCGCAAACGTTTACCAAGACAATCCGCCAATGGTTCTCGGAGGCAGATGCCAGAGATACGCGCCAAGCGGACAAGGCTGGATTACGACACGCGAAGATGACTGGTGCGGTGACTTTTATCCGTCACAAAACCCTGCTTCCGGCTTAGCTGGATTTTTAGAACGCGGTTGGGTTCCTTCTTACGGCGATGCTGATATTGGCGAACCGTGCGACCCGACGCCGAAGGGTTAATCGGTCTTTTCGCTATTGCTAATCGCGGCAAATGGGCGCATTGGTTGTGCGATGCCCACCGACGACATCATTTTGAGAACTCAAGTCAGTCCTTTTCCTCCAGGATTTTGCCCAGCGAACAATCAAGAGCTGGCGAATGCGATTGCGGAGAGCATCGAAGTGTTTCTGCCGAATGAGTTCGCGTTCGCAATCATGGGGCCGAACCAGCCGACGGTTGAACAGCGCGGGCGTATCTGGGCGAAGACTGATGCGAGCACCGGCGTCATCGTGGGATTCTTTACTTGGAACGTCGTCATCGGAGCATGGGCGGCTAACCACTGGAGAGGCGGGGTTGTGCCCGTCGATGAGCGCCGTCTATTCGTGGGCGATCTTAACGATTTGGAACTTTATGACGGGGGTGAGCCAGGCTCGATTTCGCAATCAACCGGACCTTTCTGGCAGCAAGACACCGCATTCACCGATAAATGGCCAATTGGCGTCGGCACCGTCGCCATTGCACCGCTCACGGCTCTGGACGTGTTCGATGACGCTGCGCCGGGACCGCCGCAGGCGATTGGTGTGTATATCGTGAAACCCAGCGGAAGAATTTGGGATAGGGCTGTATGACATGGGGCGAATTCAAAGAAACGCAAGCGTCAGATGTTGCTGGCGTGTGCTCAAATAAAGTCACGTTCAAGGCGTGGACAAACGAGGCTGTGCAACGGCTTATGGTACGTGGGGGGTTTTGGGGCACCGTGAAAAAATTCGCCGCGTGTGTAAGATGTAACACCATAACTTGGCCCCGCTACGTTGAAACTCCGTTGGCCGTGAATCTGTGCGGACGGCAGATGGTCGTCAGCGATTACTGGTGGCCTTTTCTCCCAATGAACGGTGCCGACTACAGGTGCGCTGCATCTCGCTGCGGTAATGTAGTCATCCAGAGCGATGAACAAGTACCAGTTCAGGCTCAGTTGCGGTGCGGTGCGGAGCGATATATTCGCGCATTTCCAGCCTACCAAGCCGACGTGGGAAAAACCGTGACCCTGTTCGGCATCGACTCGAACGGTCAGACCATAATGACCAAACGCGCTGATGGCACTTGGCAGGAAGGTGTTGTTTTGACCTTGGCCATTCCGTTCGTTGGCACGCCGTTTCTCGTGCGTCACATTTCGAGAGTCTTAAAGGATGCCACGATGGGACCAGTCAGACTCTACGCCTATGATCCGGTCGGTGATGTCATGGAAGATTGCGCGTATTACACCCCAAGCGAGCGCAGTCCTTCCTTCCTGCATTCGACCATTCGCGGCCTTCGACGATCTGGCAATTGCAACGGCCTCACGAGTCTTGAGGCACTGGTGAAGCTCCGGTTCATCGCTGTCGAGAGTGACGAAGACCAAATGCTCATCGACAATTGGGTTGCGATTAAGCTGATGATTCTTGCGATACGCGACGAGAATGCCGGCGACAACCAAAGTGCCGAAGTGTTTCAGCAGAAGGCGGTGCGCGAACTTAATCGAGAAATCAGAAATCAGATTCCAGAGGACGCCATTCCGATTTCAATTGAGCCGTTCGGGAGCGCAAGCCCACGCGCGTTGGGCGTAGGATGTATCGTGTGATTATGAAACGTGTTTCCATGTCACGCGATTGGCGATGTCCCATATTATGGAAAAGTGAACTCCAAAGCGTGTTGCCAATGGCTTTAATTCCCATCCTGATTGGCGCAGCTCGCGAATCTGTTTCACTTGCTGTTCGTTTAACTTTGCTTGTCCATGTCGTTCTCCGTAGGCTTGTCTCCCTTTGCTCACCATGTCTTTCGAGTTGTCGTCATTGGTTCCAAGGAAGCAGTGCGAAACGCGCACGCAATTTCTTACATCGCAAGAATGAAGTACGCGCAATCCGTCAGGAATTGACCCAACTTCTCGTTCCCATGCAACGCGATGCGCCCGCGAATTCTTATGATTCCCCGTTGGAAAACTTCCATATCCATCTTCGTCAATTGTTCCAGTCCATAGCCAGCAATGTCCAAGTTCTGGCTTTGAACTGTGCAGTGGGCCGTCCTTGTTTATGTAGTTTTCGAAGATGGCTTTTTTATGTCGAGCTTTGCCAATCTCCAAATGCGCCGGATTTAGGCAATGGCGCACATTGCACATTTGCAAAATCAATCGTTCGTTTGGCGGTTCGCCGTGACAAAGTTCCCAAGCGATTCGATGTGCGAATTGCGGGACTCCGTTTACTTTCAATGTGCCATAACCTTTTTGATTTATGTGGCCATTCCATAGCCAACATCCATCAGTTTTTGTTACCTTTTGCCAGAGTCGTTCGGAGAGAGATTGTCCTTTCATGTGATGGGATAAAATTACCAAAAATCAGCATCGCGTAGCAACAAAAACATGCCAAATCGAGGCTCAAATCGAAGAACAGGCGATGACTTTTTCCCGCTGATTGATACAGGGGGAGTGCCGTCTTGGAACTTGAACGCACCACCGCGAAGTGGGCAGGGGCCTTTTGGCGCTGTACCATCCGCTATCGGCTTACCTCCGGTATATCAAGACGTGGCCGGCGCGTTCCCGATGCTACAGCAAAACCTTGGTGCATTATCGTCGAATATCAGCAGTGCACTTCACGGAGAACTCGACCCAGAAACAATTGCGATGCTGCAAAATACGGCGGCGCAATTTGGCATTGGTTCTGGAACGCCATTGTCGCCATTCTCAGGTGCCGCTGGGCTACGCCATTTGGGAGACACCGTAGAGGCACAGAAGGCAAAAGGTGGTGCCATGCTGCTATCTGCGTTGCCGACTGTGGCGAAGACCTTAACCCTGTCGCCGGAAACGCAGCTTGAAGTCGCCAATCGCAACGCGACGTTGAACGCCGCGCCTGACCCGCAGGCGGCAGCACGCGAAGCAGAGCGATTGTTCAACGCGTACTTGGCCAAGGTGCAACGCACTGGCGGTGGTGGCGTGAGTTTCGGTGGCGGCGGGGGCGGTGCGCCACGCAATCTCAATGCGCCGGGCAATTTCAATGCTGGCCCGTGGGCACCGTTCTCAGGCGAGAGCGTTTGGGGTAGCCGCCCAGTTGAGCCATATTACGCTGGCACTGGCATTAATTGGGGACCGCAAGGACGAGCACCGCAGGATTTGTGGGGTGGACCGCAAGGACCAGAGCTTGGCCTGTGGGCGCAACAAGGCCCGGAGCTTGGAATGTGGGGCACGGGTGCAGGCGGCGGTCCGCAACAAGGCACCGATTACTGGAATGATTGGTTTAACTGGGACACTGGCGCATCGCAGCAGCCGGTTTATCCGACGGACGATTTCTAACCGTGGCATTTGATTCTTTACCTCCGTGGATTGCAGGCATTACGCCGAACCTGTTCTCACAGGCGCTCCAAGCTGGCGCTCATGTCGGCCTCGCGCTGACCGACCAGAGCCTTCGAGCGCAGGCGGCGGCTCAGGCCCTAGCCCAGAGACAAGCTGAAGCTCAGGAACGCGCCGACGCTCAGGCAGAGCGCCAACGCGAGTTCGAGGAGACGCGGTTGCTCAACGTGCAAAAGATCGCGCAGGACGCCGCGCAGTTGCAGCAACTTCAAAAGCATCAGACGGCGCAGGAAGCGAATCAGGCAGCGCAGGAGTCGCGGTTGTTGGATTATCAGACTGGAATGCTCGGAGCGCGACAGAAGGAATTGGAACTCGAAGGCAGACCAGCGACTGTGGTGGATTTTGGGCCGGGAGTTGGGAAAGCAATCGCTCATGGTAAGAGCCTTACTTTTCCGTCTGCATCATTATTGCCCAAAGAACCTGCCAGATGGGTTGAAGCCTCGGGCACTATGCCCGCACATTGGGAAACTGCTAGTGGCAGTGTTGTAAAGGCTCCAGCTGTCAAAGAAGGCACCTTGACAGATGTGGAGAAGGCGATGATTGCAGGTATTGACCGACAAATGCGTGATATTCGCACCCTTCCTCAAGATATTGCAGCATTGGAACGGAGACGTAACAACATTCTTCGTGGTAATATGAGCGATGTAGCTGTTGCACCAACGGTAATTGGGACCAATGCACCGACGGTGCTTGCGCCTGTGATTGCGCCTAAACCATTGTCTAAGGAGCAAGCCGCTAGTTTCTTGAAACAAGCTGGCGGTGATAAAGCAAAGGCGCGTCAGTTAGCGCGTGACGCTGGCTTCACTTTCTAATGGCTGATGTCTTCGATGAAGTCGCAGCTTCCGACCGTGACATTTTCGATGAGGTCGCGGACGCGCCGTCGCACACACCTGAACCTCGTCCAATCCCCGTTGGAGAACTGACCACGCTGACTCCTGAGCAGTTGGCAAAGACGGAAGACATTGCCAATCGCCTGCGCCTAAAAGAGCGCCTTGAGCGCGTCCGAAGCCCTGTAAGCACCGGATTGCGTGAGAGCGCATTGCATGGCGTAGAAGCGGTGACTTCGCCAGCAGGCATCGCTTGGACCGCTGGACTTCTTGCGGCACCGGAAATCGCCGCACCTCTTTTGTTCGGCGTCACCGCACCTCAAGTAAAGCCTGCGATTGATCGTGTGCAGGCAGCGCGCGAATCCGGCGACCGCGCCGATTATTACAGCGCCGTTGGAGATTTGTTTCAAACCGCTGGCGTGCTTGGCGGCACAGGCCGTTCTCTGGCTACTATGCGTCCACCGCTCGCGCCTGCCAAACCGCCAATCATTCCGCCAACGGTACTGCGCGAACCGTCATTTGGGTTCCGACCAGAATTCATTCAAGCCAAGGTGCAGCCCGGACGCCGTATCGCTGTGCCGGTCGAAAAGCCTGCACCTGTGCCGGTCGTTGAGCCAGCGAAACCCGTCGAACCCGCACTAACCCCCGCCGAACAAGCCGCCGCCCGCGCACAGCTTGCGGAGGAGGTGCCTGCGGCGGGGCCGGTCGAACCCAAGCCACCGGAACCAGCCGTAGCGCCTGCTGAAGCGCCCGCTGCTGAAGCGAAGGCGCAGGCGGAAGTACCGGATTGGCAGGTGACAGAGCGCGGACGCGATGTTTACAAGTCCGACCTCGCGGCAGAGAATGCCAAGGACGCCGCCGTTGTCGCCGCAATGAAGGCCGCGCCGTCTTATTCGCAGTTGCTCGCGGCATACCATCGTTTCCAGCGCAGTTTACACGGCAAGAGTTACAATCCCGCCGTCATTGAACAGCATCCGTGGAAGATGCTCGACGCTAGTTCGGGTGTGATGAACGCCAAGAGCCAGATGGCTAAAACGCTCACGCGCCTTGAGAACGCAGTATTTTCTGAAACAGGACTTCCGCGAAAGAAACCATCGCAGCGATTTCGCGGTGGCACTGGCGTTGATTGGGATGCTGTAAAGCCACCGCAAGAACCGCCCGCGCCGGGGCCGGGGGCGGAGCAATCACGCACAACCCCGAAGCCCGATCCGTTCGAGCGTGCGCGTGCTGGCGAAGAAGCCGCCTTCGACGACCTCGACGCGCAGTTCCGCGAGATTTACCCGGAGCCAGAGGTACTTGAGCATCGCGGTCGCCCGAACCCGAACCAAGTCTTCACCGCGAAACAATTCGCCGACCGATTCAACACCGCGTTTGCTGCACGCGACTTTCAGACTATCCTCGACACGATCAAGGCGACCAGTGATGTGAGCATTTGGAAGCCGTTCCTAAAAGACCTGTTCTCGAAGCAAGCCACCGATCCGATTGCCGCCAAGAAAGCTGAGTGGTTCCGACATGTGTTCAACGGCACGGTGCCGCCTGACGCCATTCCGAAAGCGCCACGCCCCACCGCTACGCCACCGCCGCCGCGCCCGACAGCAACTCCTCCGACGCCAGGTCCAGGCGCACCACCTCCAGGAGCAACACCACCGCCGCCCGGAGGTTCGCCGCCGCCGTCACCGCCGCCACAGCGTATTCCGGTCGAGCCAATCACAGGTGGGGGCGCGAAGTCGCCTTACCAAATCATCGAGGATTTCTCGTCGGCGATTAAGAAGTCCATTCGCGTGCTGCGCCTGAAGCGCAATACCCTTGGCACCTACACGCCCGGCTCAACACGCACCGCTGAGAAATTTGCAGGCGACCTCGACACCGCCGCCCACGAACTCGCCGGCCACTGGACCGACGACCGTTATGGCATTGGCAAACCGTGGATTGCTCCGCGCACGCGCTCGCCTTACGACACTGAACTGGCGAAATTCTGGATTCACGGTTCCGTGACTCCGACCAGCACACTGCGTTATCGTCGCGCCGAAGGCATTGCTGAGTACATCCGAGCCTATGTCGTCAACCCGACCGCAGCAAAAGCGGCAGCGCCAAATTTCACCGCTTACTTCGAGCGCACGTTGCCGCCGAACGCGCTCAAAGCCATCAACGATTTCGGCACTGACATTCGACGTTGGGCCGGAGAAGACCCGCTCATTCGCGCAGGACTCAACATCCGAATGGAACGGCCATCATTGACTGAACGGCTGTGGAAAGGGATGCGCGGGCGCGGATTCGGGTTTGAAATTAACCCCATCGACAAACTGCGCCTTTGGTTTGATGACCCGTATCACTACGCCGTCAAAGCGTTCCATGAAATGCGTGCGGTGAGCGGCGGGACGCTCTTGCCCAAGGACAACTTCGAGTTGCAGGCGCGTCTGCTATCGACGCATGACGCTCGCATGTCGGACCAATTTGAGCACGGACTGACGCCGCTTCGTCCGACGCAAACTCGTACGCCCAGCGGTGAACTCGTCGTTGACCGCATCGTGGACCCGGTGACGCGCGATCCGATGACGCTCAAGTGGCTTTTGGACCCGCTCGACAAGACTGACAAGGCCAAGATGAATCAGGATATGCGCGATGCGAGCGCCTACATGGTCGCGCAGCGCACCATCGAAAAGGGCGCTCAGGTTGGCCGCACAACCAACGTATCAGGCATCGGCGCTGGCATCCTGACGGACAAGGCGGCAGCGCAAGAGCTATTGAACCGGGTCGCCGCTGATCCTGTCCGTGCTGCCCGATTGAATGAGGCTGCTCGCCGTTACCGCCTATGGGCTGACAAGAACATCGACATGCTCGTGGATTCTGGCCGACTGAGCAAGAAGGCAGCGCAGGAAATCCGCGATAACAACGAGTATTACGTGGACATGCACCGGCTGTCGCAGGAGTTCGAGACGGGCTTTCGGCGTCAGCGTGGCGGCAAGATTGGCACCTCTCGCGATGTCATCCGAAGATTCAAAGGCAGCACACTCGAACTCGACAACGTTTACTCGAATCTCCTTGAGCAAACTGATTCTGTGCAGAAAGAGGCGTTTCGCAACGTGACGATGAACACTTTCACGGATAGCTTGCGGAACACACGCGCGTTGCACGGCCCGGACATGAAGGACTTCGACCAATTCGGCACCCGCGTTTCCAGCGCCGACGAGAACACAATCACCATTTACAAGGACGGCAAAGCGGAGCACTGGAAGTTCGACCCGGACATTCACGAATCGCTAAAGGGCTTGGGTGAACTTGGCACACACGCCTTTATCGACGCGCTGTCGCTACCGTCGAAGTTCGTGCGTTACATGATTACGCACGGCCCGCAGTTCATCCTGCGTAATACGATTCGGGATACATTCGAGCGCAGCGTTGTAAGCCGGAATCAATCTAAGCCGTGGGACATCCTGCAAGGTTACACGCCCGCTGAGTTGTCGCGTTACGAGGTGTTCGGCGGCGGGCAGTTCGGCAACTACATTATCGACCGCCATGTGTGGAACCGCGAACTCAAACGCACGATGCGCGAGCTTCGCAAAGACCCGCACAACATTTTCCTGTCGCCGTTCAAGCTCAAAAATGCGTGGGAAGAAATGTCTGCGAAGTCTGAAAAACTTGGGCGCATCGCCGAGTTCCGCCGCGCCTTCGAGCACGGCCAGAAGAAACTTGGTTACGATGATTACAATGCTGCGCTCTATGCGGCAGGTGAAGCTCGTGGCCTGATGGACTTTGCCAAGGCTGGCACGATCATGCGCGTCATCAATCGACTCGTTCCGTTCTCCAACGCTCGCGTGCGTGGGCTTGCGCGTGCCGCATTCGGCATAAAGGATAATCCTGGCAAGTTTGCGATGCGCTGGGGGATGTTTGTGCTCCTGCCGACACTGGCTAATCTAATGTGGAATCGGCGCGATAAAGAGACGTGGGAAGAGTACCAGCAGTTGCCTGCGTATCAGAAAGATTTCTTCTGGAACTTCAAAGTCGGACCGTACTGGTTGCGTATCCCCAAACCGCATGAGCTTGGTGTCATGGCTGGTGGCGTCACCCGTGCGATTGATCGTATTACGGGCGATAAACGTGCGATGGAAGGCTGGTGGGGAAGTATGGCCAGTGGCGCGATGCCTCTTAACACGCCCGTTGAGAGCACAGGTCCGCTCAAGCCAATGCTGGAACTTTACTTCAACAAAGACTCGTTCCAAGGCCGTGAGATAGTGCCGGCGTGGGAGAAAGATTTGAAACTGGAATTGCGTAAGGGCACAGAACACGCAAGTGGTGCTGGCCAGGGCATTGCATCGGCCATCAACAAAACTGGCCTTGAAGTTGACCCGCGCCAAGTCGATTACCTGTTGCAGAATCTTGGTGGTCTGGGTCAAATTACAACCGACGTGACGCGCCGTCCGTTGGGCGAAGCCGCCGTTCGCGCCACTGGCTATGTTTCCGGCACTCCAGGCGCATCTGCCCGTGACGTGCAATGGGTGTTCGATTGGGCGCGTCGCAATGGTCACATGAACGCTCAGTTTATCCGCGACATGACAGCATTGCGTAAAGTCGCCTTGGATGCTAAAACGGCAGCAGAACGCGATAGCGCCAACGCCCAATTGCGCCAAGCGGCGACTTATCTGCGTGACGCACTTGAACAAAGCCAATGACTTATGCCCTCGACCTCAAAGAAAATGGCGGGCTTCATGGCCGTCTGTGCTTACAACCCATCTAAGGCCCGCAAGAAATGCCCGCCGCGCAATGTCTCGAAGGAATTCGCCCGCGCTGACGCGGCTCGCGCAAAGCGTAACAGCAAGTATTGAATATGGTGGAATTCGCTTCACTTAATCTGTTCCAAAAAGACGCTGAGTTATCAACGCCGTGGAAAGACATCGCTCGTCAAAGATTGGTTCACGAAGCGGTTGCTCATACGCTGGCTCGGATGGCTTGGGACGGCGCGACGGCTGAACAGCTTCTAGGCGCTCGCAAATTCGTCACGCACTTTCTGAATTGCGGCGAAGTGCAGGAAGCTATATCCGTGGCCTCAGTGCCGAGATTGAATTACAATGTCGAAGAACAAATTGCCGCTTCCCGAAACAAGAAAGATTGATCTATGAAAAGGCGACCAGTCAGATTGCTCCAACTAGTCGCTAGAACCATACCTTGCCACACCTTGCATTGCCGTGCCGCACATCGCCTAGCCGCGGCTTGCATTGCCAGGCCTCGCACGGGCTTGCCGTTGTGAAATCCTTATAGTTTTCGACTAAAAACTCAAGCTCAAACCAGATTAGTTTTATGCCAGTAGCCACTGCAACAGTAACAGCAAATCCCACACCCACGGCCACTAAAGATGCGAGTGCTACAACGACCGTCAAGCAGGCAGAAAGCACCGCTTCATCGACCGTAAAAGAACCCTCGAAAACTCTCGAACGGTCAAACTTTTTTACAGACGAAGACGCCCTTCCCGACGCTGTGGATGCTGAGCCAGTTTCGGATAAAAGCGCAGATGACAAAAAAGACGATGCAAAGAAAGGTGCTGACGATGATGTTGAAACCACATCGGAAAAAACAACGGACAAAGCAACCGAAACGGAAAAAGTCGAAGATGTTCCACCGGAACCACGCACGAACAGAGAACTCAAGCGAGTTTACGAGAACGTCAAGAAGGCAAACAAGCAACTTACTGCGCGCGCTCAGGAGCTTGAAGCTCGAATCGCTGAGCTTGATGGAATTGCTTCAACTGCTAAATCGGATACTGGACCTCTCGCTGAACAACTCGCCGCCGCAAACAAGCGCATCGAAGAATACGAAGGTCGATTGCGTCTCAAGGCGTACGAGGAAAGCGACGAGTTCAAGACGAAGCATCTCGCTCCATTCAAGCGCACGGAAGCACGCGCTTTCAATGATGTGCGCCAGTTGGAATACATCGAAGGCGTTGACGAAGACACTCAGCAACCGCGCACGCGCCCGGCGACCGTCGAGGACTTCATAGAAATCTACAATCTTCCAGCGGGCAAAGCGTACGGCGCGGCTAAGCGAGCCTTCGGTGATTCCTTTCAACTCGTGATGAACCATTATCACGACCTACATCGCCAGCAGGAGGACATGAAGGAGGCCATCGCCGAGTATCGCAACCGTGGCGCGGAGGAAGAAAAGAAGACACAAGCCCACACCGCGCAGGAACGCGAAGCCGCCGACCGTATGTGGCGCATCGCAAACCAAGAGACGCAGGCGAAATACTACCGCGACTTGGGCATTGACCCGGACGACGCGGAGATGAAAGAGACGCTGGCCAAGGGTTATGGTCCGGTTCAGAAGCTATTTTCTGGCAACGGCAACATGACGCTCGCGGAGAAGGTTGGATTACAAGCAAGCGTGCTGCACCGGGCCGCGCTATTCGGCGTCACGCGAAAACAACTGCTCGCGGCAAAGGCCGAACTCGCCGCCGCTCTAAAAGATGTCGAGGAATTGCGCGGTAGCAAGCCGGGTAAGCCGAAGCCGAAGTCAGATGCTGTGCCTGTGGGCGACTACAAAGACCTCGCTGAAGAAATGGCCGCGTATCCGATGGAGGGTTGATTATGCCAGAAGGAATTAAGTTAGAAGGAATTGGCTGGGGCAATTCACGAAATTCCGTTCGCGCCGATACTGACAAACTCGTCATCGAACTGGAAACTTTCGACTTTGGCATGAGCGACGCGCATCAAAATTTGGCTAAATGGCGTGCGTTAAAAGCCGCAACTCGCGCTATAAACGAAGTGGAACGCATGTCTAAAGAAGAAGTTGATCGCGAGTGGAAATCTGTCATAGAAGAGTCCAAACGCTATCACTGGAGTATCGTTTCAAACCCGATGGAGGGTTAGCGCGTGCTTTGTGTTGCGCTACCATTTTGCGCCAAAGACGCCGTCTCGATGCTCGACACGCTGAAGTGGATGGGCGCATTGCATGGCTCGATTGACTTCAACGCTGTTTTGGTTTTCCCATCCTCTTTGCAACACAGGTTTGTTGAAGCGATTGATAATATCGCCCGTGTTGTATTTGCTCACGTCGAAAAGTTTTCGTATCCATGTCCAGCGAATTCAGGGTGGCCCCTTGGTCCAAATCTCGCATGGCAATCGACAGCGCGGCGCATGTTGGCTGGTGCGTCGTCGTGGTTATGGCTTGAAGCCGACGCAATACCTCTGAAATCTGATTGGTTGAAACAACTTGACGTAGCTTACGCGCAGTGCGGCAAAGCATTCATGGGGGCTATCGTTCCGCACATGGGGCATTGCAACGGAGTCGCCATTTACCCGCCTGATACCGCGAGTCGTTGCCCAAAAGCGATGGTTGCGACCAATCAAGCATGGGATTACGTGATGCGCGACGAGATGATTGCGGATTGTCACGATGCTAGCGACCTGATTTTTCATTTCTGGGGTTTGATTAATGATCGGCCACACGCCA